GCTTGGTTGCCACCTATAGCCAGCCTTTTTACAATAATTTGGCTTGGCATTCGTATTTATGAGAGTAAGACTGTACAAAACCTAATAAAACGTAAGTAATTTCATAGATCGAGGTGGCAATTGCCGCTAGATCGAGGTGGTTCGACCTGGCAAGCGAAATTGCCACTAGATCGAGGTGCTTTAATAGATCGAGGTGGGTACGAAAAAAGGGCAAAAACGGGCAAAAAAGCCCAAATTTGCCACTAGATCGAGGTGGACATAAAAGTATTTATGGGCCATTTATTAGCGCGCCTCAATAAGCACTCGATAGCCAGTAAAATCATCGGTTTTGCTTCACGTTTACCGGATTCTGCAAAATGTAGGGTTTGAGTAGTGCAGCCTAATTGGTCGGCTAGTTCTCTTTGGCTTATATCGCCTAAATGAAAGCGCGCCAATCTGATGAAATCATTTTTCATTCGTTCGCCTTATGGTTGTTTTTTGGGCATTGGTTCGCCATCTGCTAATTTTTGCAGCTCTGTTAGTACGGATTGGTCTGTATAGCCATCAGCCACAAGCGACCCTATAAGATCGCGCGCAGCTTCTCTGACTTCAGCATTAGGTATAACGGTCTCGCTATTCGTTGTTGGTTTCATGGTTGCCTCTTTTGGGTGAATAGTAATTGATTTACACCAAAAAAACCGCAATTAAGCGGCTTTGATGGTTTAGCGGTGGGTTTAGTTAAAGTGAAGCGTTGGCAATGAAGTCCTTTTTAAGTCCCTCTTTTGCTGATTCATAACAGGCATGAGGTATGCCATAGGTCTCTTTCAATTCGACAATGGCCCTATATTCTGAGGCTAACCAATAACATTGCTTATGGTGACAATTGCCGTGATACATTATTTGTGCAGCGCCTATTGCGCTTAATAAGTGTGCTATTTGTTGCCCTGTTTCAGTGTCTAAAATAGTCATTTTTTTACCCTTATTAGTTGGTGAGTGTTTAATCTGGCTCAATTGAGCTATAAAAAAATATATGTTGCAGCGCGGTATCATCGTCCAGGCAAACAGCCTTGCAAAAAATGCTGTCATCTTCCATTGCTTGACCCATACCCCAGCAATCAACGTGATAAACGCCATCGACCATATTATTATTTAGATGATCTGCGATAGAATAGCGACCATCGACAAAATCAAGCCAGCCTAATTCGCCATCTGTTAGCCTGTATTGATCGCCATGCCCAAGTTGATAATGCCAATTCTCAAATTCGCCATCTTGGGCTTTCAGGCTTTCGCTAGTGTGAATCATTTATAGCCCCCTCAAGTGGTCTGATAAATCGTTACCGCATGTATTAATTCTAATACGGCCACAATTGCCTTTCGCTAATAGCCTAATATTGCTGTCTAGCTCCCAATTTTTCGCACAAATACGGTCTATTTGATCCTCATTTAATGAGTCTATAAAGTCAGAATAATTAAAGTTATTACCTAAATTAACGTTACCTAATGCAATAATAATCATAATTTACCCCTTAAAAAATATTGACGATGATTAGATAAATAATAGTTATGCCAAACCATGCCGCGAGAAATTGCCAGTTAAAAAGCGAATTAATCCGATTTAAAAGCGGTTCTTTAGGTGGTGGTGTGGCGGTGGGTTGATCTATTCGGAAACACTCCCCGAACTGATCGCGGTACGCGATAGCGTCATTATTTAGGTACAAATATTCGCCATCGGTGCGAAATTGACCAATCGCGCATGAATCACCGCGCATGAAGTTATTAATTACCGTAATCGGTAAAGCTTCAATAGTCATACTGTCACCTCATATTTTTTGGTGCATTTATCGCATAACTCATGCCCCGACCTGTAGTGGTACTCGTGATAAGTCATACTGAAATGAGCGAAGCAAGCCGCGCATTCTGCAATATACATATTTAATATGGCTTTATAATTCATGCTGTTACCCCTTAGTTAAAATAATGGCCGTCATGCTCTGAGAATGAATGAGCTTGATCGCGCCCATAAGCGTCATAATCAAAATAGGATTGAATTTCGCCAGGTATCTCAAGACATGCATCAGCGATTGATTTACCTAATTCGCGATCTGATTCAAAATAGCCGTAATAGTGGTCTTCGATTTGCTCTGTACCAAAACCTAATGCAACACCTGCATAAAACGCGTCGGCATCTAAATAAGAATTGTCGATTGCCGCCATAAGATCGAAAAAGGATTCGTCGATAGAGTATTCGCCCACAAAATCGGAAGGTACATCTGCATAGTCGCAGACAATCCATTCCTCGCGGAGTTCGCCATCGTTTAGGCGCTTAGTAATCGAGGTTAGCCAGTCGCTAATTTCTGTTAGATGTTCGGAATGCGTAACATCGTCAAGTTGAAAGGTTTTTGTGATACATGAGCCGCCAACGTAATCGCTCAAAGAATGGTATGTAATATTGCTCATTTGTAGCCCCTTATATATTTGGTAAACAGGTAGATAATTGAATTGATTGCAATGCTTCCAATACAAGCGAATAGCAGCGCGATAGATAAAGCCTCGAAGCCCATCATTATTTGTTACCCCACATTTGCGCCCATCTAGCAAGCTGAGAATCTATAAGATTTTGGCGCTTAAGGGCTGCGCTTTGAGCTTCGATAATCTCAAAACGTGTTAATGGGGGTTGGTTGTCGCTTTCAATGCGTGACCGCTTTATTGCATCTAGCAAGTAAGGATCATCAGAAGGTTCATTACTTGGATTATTGTCTCTCATATGCCAATCATAACAAGTCAAACCTGGTTCATCTTCTGGGCATTGAATAGGATGGTCTAGTAGTGTATTCATTATTTTACCCCTTTGTTAATATACGTTTATTGTATCACTTATACACTATATAGATCAACAATATCGACGCTTTATTTCACTATTTGCATAAACTAATTTACGTAACTATAGGCTTTTTATCATGGGTAAAATGGGAAGGCCGACAAAATATTCGCCTGAATTGGGAGATGTTGTATTAAGTCTTATGGATCAAGGGAAAAGTATTTGTCAGGTTGCGCGGCATTTAAACGTGTGCAGGCAAACGATTTATAATTGGATGGATGAACATTCGGACTTTTTATACACTGTTACGCGCGCGAAGGATTACAGTGAGGCATATTGGGAAACAGAATTTCAGAAGATGATGTATTCGAGAGACTCGCAACCTCAATTAGTTCGCCTTTATATGGGTAATAGATTTGGTTGGCGCGAACAAGACCAGACCGCAGAGAGTGACAGCGCAACACCAAAGAGCATACAAGTTGAAATAGTCGATGCGCGTAAACCTGATTAATGGATATAACTGTTAATAGACCTCAAGGGCAATTCTTGCAGCTAGACAATAAGTACCGCGCCTATGTTGCTGGATATGGTGCAGGTAAGACGTTTATAGGTTGCGTGGCCCAGTGCTTGGACTTCTGGAAGTATCCAGGCATTAATCAAGCTTACTTCGCCCCTAGCTACCCTCAGATACGCGATATCTACTACGTGACAGCGGAGCAGGTCGCGGCAGCTTGTGGACTCAGGGTTGAGATAAGAGAGGGCAATAAAGAGGTACATTATTATAGCGGTCGAACCTATCGTGGAACGGTCATATGCCGCTCTATGCAGCTACCTCAGACGATTGTAGGCTTCAAGGTAGGAAATGCCCTAGTCGACGAGATCGACGTCATGGAGACTAACAAGGCCTCTCTCGCGTGGAATAAGATTATAGGGCGATTACGTTGGGAAGATGCGCCTAATAGGGTATCCGTAACAACTACCCCTGAAGGATACAAGTTTATATATCAGCGGTTCATCATGGATAAGACTGATAACTATGGAATCATCCAGGCCAGCACCTATGACAATGAGGCCAATCTACCGGACGGATACATTGAGTCGCTGGCTGATACATACAACCCCGAACTAAGAGCAGCCTATTTAAACGGGCAATTTGTAAACCTGTTTTCGGGTACGGTATACCGATCTTATGAGCGTAAACGCTGTGCTAGTCGCGAGACAATACAACCCAAAGAGCTATTACGTATCGGTGTTGATTTCAACGTGACCAATGGATCGGGCGTTGTCTATGTGACGCGCGGTAGTGTATGGCATGCGGTCGATGAACTAACAGGCATATACGACACCCCCGAATTAATAGCCACCATCAAACAGAAGTACCCCGAACACCAGATTAGAATATACCCCGATGCAAGTGGTGGATCACGTAAGACGGTGGATGCATCTATATCTGACATCAGCCTATTGCAGTCGGCAGGGTTTGCGGTGT